GACAAGCGTCTGGACCCCGCTATATTACTATAGACTTTACCAGACGTCTCTACAGGTTTGCGACCTGTAGAGTAAGCCACTCGACCAGGTACTCTGTTATACAGAGACAGGTGTAAGATCCGAAGACGTATCAGGACCTAAGTCCAGGATACATCTTTATGATCTCAAACCTCTCTCGTAAGCGTTTACCAATAACGAATGACGCGGTCGGAATGACATGATCACTTCTTCTTACGAAGATCTGATCACTCATCGGTTGAGTCATAGCCCTTAGTAATAAAGGCCAATCCTCTCCCTTTGTGTCGATCCTCCGTGCCAAACGTTTCTAGTCCATGAATCCTTCTTCAACAAGTCCGTAGACTTGGAGAGCAGGGATAGCATAGATTAGGTCGTAGGCAACTGGATGTTCCTCGCCAATTCCAGTCAAGAATAATAAGCAAGCTTCAGCTAAGGCCCCTAAGGACCTTCCTGATTTGCCATTATTATTTTCCGGGTTTGACTCAGCGAAACTTTCAACCATCATGTTCGATAGTAAAGCATTTGCTTCATCTAAAGATAATGGGGGTTTAAAGTCGAATTCAAACAACCTGGCAGTCTCATTAACTGAGACGTCAGCTTGAATGGTTCCTCTCATGGTTTTAATCATGAGCTCGCTGATTGAACTAATTAGGCGGATACTATTGACCCTTTTGGATCGATAGCCCATCTAATGTTCATAGAAGGAACAAACAGCAGCAGGGGTACCTTTAACACACTCCCAACCTTTTCTTTCTGCATCAATCAAATAGTTAACTAAGAGATAACATCTCGAAGCAACTTCTGAAAGACCAGAAATTGGAAATGGGGTTATTTCTTCGAATTTATAGAAAAGTCGCTTAGCGAACTCTCCGACAAATTCTGAAGAAAATGTCTTCTCAGAAGACACCTCCACTCCAAGGTTTTGAATGCGAATACGGTAAGCCTTAGCTAGTTCGTTACTACCTATCATTACATCATCTCCGAGCATAACATATGGAGCAGTATTCCAAGGAATACTGCAGTCATTGCATGCTTGAAACATGACGAAGTGATGGGCTAAAGTCGTGGTAGCCCATGATGAGTAAGCCCCCATTGGAGTCCCGACCGTGTATAAAATATACCCGATCGCGGAATCGAATGGAAGACCTACCATCACGTATTCCCATGCTTTAACGTAAGAACTTGGTAAGACCCCTTTCTAGACAATAGAAACAAATTTGATCGGAAATCTATCAGTAAAGGCCGAAAGGTCAATACTGTGGAAAACCGGCCATCCTTGAATCTTTGTTTTGAAAGACCCTTGGTCAAATGTACAATCTTGAGGAATCTTTCTTAAGACTCGATAAGTCCATGAATGTAATGGTCGTAATACAGTTTGGGACATATAGTCCTATTCTGCTACTACCCTTACTTTCAGTTCTTTATCGGGAAAGAAGACGATCTTCCTCAATCTGACGATAGTCGGTATAAAATTGCTAGTAATAGCTCTAATATGCGCGATTATCTTCGGATTTTCTAAAAGGTTCGTCTACTTCTCGGAGAATGTTTGCCCTCCTAGCAATTTTAGGTTTTCAATCTAAGTTGCAGGAAGCATATAAACTTCGTGGAGAGATGACCCTAAAGCGTGACCTATTGGTCCTGCTTTAGAGCTAAAATGGAATTTACGCCATTCTAGACTTTTAGGAAGTGCATTTGAACCTACGTGATAGCCCAAAGCTAGCCAGAAAGCCATTAACCCATTACTATCAAAGACCTACCCATTAATATGGGGATCAGTGATAGTTTTGAAGTTAGGTAACTTTCCGGCCGACTATGCTCTTGTTGCATAAAGTATTGTCTACTAATAGCGGAGTACAAGTACCCGGTCATTACATGACACTTCCTTTAACAATTCAGAGCCTAGCGCTTTTGGCCATCCGTTTGATAGGACGCTTACACCTTTCACAACCAATCCATCAGCGGACAAGAAGTGTAATAGTTGTGTACGCACACTTTTAAC